CAGCAAGCCGTTCGAGGGCTGCAAGGCCGAAACCGCATCACGGCGGCGCTGCTGTGAACAAGCTGCAAGGCCTGACCGCGTACCTGCGCGAACGGCGCCTGGTGGAGCCGGAGCAGCTCGACAGTTTCACCGAGCAGGTGAAGCTCTCGCTGATCTGGAAACCCGACGTCGACGGCATGCACCTGGGCGATATGCATTATCGCGCCGCGATCATTCTTGAACGATTTGCCGACCACCCGGCGCGCCTGATGGCCCTGGTGGGTAGTTGGCTGGAGAACCACGACACCGACCGCGACCGGTACGAATTGCCGGCGCCGGAATTCGCCGTCGAAGCGCTCGACAACGATCTATTCGACGTGGAAATCACGCTGGAATTTGTCGAGCCGCAGTATCTGGCCGAAGACTCAGCCGGCGAGATCGACGCCTTCGGCAAGACTTGGGCGTTTGTCCCTTTTGACCTGTGGGTTGCCGAGAACGGCGAGGTGGCCACCGGTGAGCGCTAATCCGTGCGACCTCGATGTCAGGGGACTACTCAACGTCGACGCTCAACTGGCGCTGCTGGAGCTGCCGCCGGTGCTGCGCCGTCGTCTGCTGAACAACGTGACCAAGCGTGTGCGCTCGATGAGCCGCAAGCGTCAGCGCGCCCAGCAAAACGTCGACGGCTCACCGTTCGCTGAACGCAAGGGATCAGCCAAGGGCAAGAAAAAGATGGAAGCCGGGCTGGCCAAGCTGCTGCAAGTCACTCGAGTCAGTGCGGATGAAGCGGAACTGGGTTGGAAAAACGCACTGACTCGCTGGGTCGCCACGCAGCAACACAACGGCGCCACCGAGCGGCGCACAGCTGCACAGATGCGTCGCTGGAACACTGTCCCACCGGGCACCGCCTGCACTGACAAACAAGCGAAACGCCTGCGCCGACTGGGTTTCCGTGTTCGCCAGAAGGGCAAAAAGACGCCGGCCCGGCCTTCGGTTGCGTGGATTCAACAGCATGTGAACTACGCCAAGGCCGGTCTGCTGATCCGCATTCTGAACGACGAGAAAACCGAGACATCTGGCGCGCAAAGCTGGGACATCACCCTGCCAAAACGTCAGTTCCTCGGCGTGGAAACCGGCAATGAAACCCGCGAGCTGATTAACCAGGTCTTTCAACAAATCCTAACTTCACCCCGTTAACGAGGCACTACATGGCACTCGGTCAAGTCACCGTCGACAACCTCAATCTAGGCCAGGGCGCCGTGACAGAGGTTGAGCGTTACTTTCTTTTCATCGGCCCCGCCGCCAAAAACGTCGGCCAGATCATTCCGCTGAACACCGACAGCGATCTGGACGCTGCCCTGGGCGTCCCGGCGAGCGATCTGAAAACCCAAATCACCGCCGCACGTTTGAACGGTGGCCAGCGCTGGGCCTGCATGGCGGCCCCGATCGGCCCCGAAGGCGACTGGGCCACCGCTCTGGAGAAAACCCAGCAACAAGGGGTGTCGGTGGAAGCGGTAATCGTCACCAAACCTGTCGCGAAGGGTGACGAACTATCGGCCATGAATGACGCGGCCGTCGCCCTGAACAACACCTACGGCCGTCGTGTTTTCTTTCTGGCAAGCACCGCCGGCATCGCCGTCGACCAGACCTGGGCGCAGTACCTGAGCGAGCAAAAAGCGTTGGTAGCGGGTTTGGCAGCGCCGCGCGTTTCACCGGTGCCGCAACTGCACGGTAATGACCTGGGCGTGCTGGCTGGCCGCTTGGCGAATTCGGCAGTCAGCATCGCGGATAGTCCGATGCGCGTGGCCACCGGGCCGGTGTTGGGGCTTGGCGACGTGCCTATCGATATGGAGCTGATACCGCTGCCGTCCGCTGTGCGCAGTGAACTGGATCGGGCGCGGTTCTCCGTCACCCAGACCTACCCCGACTACCCGGGCGTGTACTGGGGTGACTGCAACATGTTGGACACCCCGGGCAGTGACTTTCAGGTCGTGGAATACCTGCGCATCACCGATAAGGCTGCTCGCCTGATTCGCCCGCTGCTGATCCGCCGTGTAGCCGATCGCCGCTTGAACAGCACGCCGAACAGCATGGCGGTGAACACCAACCAACTGATGGCGCCACTACGCGCCATGGCCAAGTCCATCAAGTTCAACGGCGAGGTGTTCCCCGGTGACATCGAGCCGCCGAAAGACGGTGACCTGGTGCTGGAATGGCTCAGCAAAACCAAGGTCGCGGCCTACATCAAGCTCAAACCCCTCAACTGCCCGAAAGACCTCACGGCGAACATCGCCCTGGATCTTTCCACTGACAAAACGGAGTAACGCCCATGGCAAAAATTGGCGGCAAGAACTTCGACGTGAGCTTGGGCGATCTGTCGCTGCACGTCGAGAGCTGCACCCTGGACATTACCGACAACTCGGCTGTGGCCCAAACCCGGGGCGTGCCTGACGGCTACGTGGAGGGTGACGTGGCCGCTGCCGGCGAACTGGAACTGGACAGCTCCAACTTTCAGTTGCTGATCGATGCGGCGCGATCGGCGGGCAGCTTCCGCAAGCTCAAGCCGTTTGACGCTGTGTTCTTCGCCAAGGCCGGAGAAGACGAGGAACTGCGCGTGGAAGCCTTCGGCTGCAAGGTGAAGATCTCAAGCCTGTTATCGATCGACCCGAAAGGCGGCGAGAAAACCAAACACAAGGTGCCATTTGATGTCACCAGTCCGGATTTCATTCACATCAACGGCGTTCCGTACCTCGACGCTACCGAGATCGAGGGGATCCGTTAATGGTGGACTGGTTCGACCGCGCCCAGGAGCTGGAGCAACGCCAACGTGACCAGGCGATCAAGGCCCAGCTGCTGACGCCTGTGCCGGTCGGGCCAAGCCTGACCCATTGCGAGGACTGCGACAACAAAATCCCGCCGGCGCGGCAGGCACTGGGCGGTAAAACGCGGTGTGTCCCGTGCCAAACGGGCTTTGAGCAGAGTAAACGCTGATGACCACTGACGCCTTGCGCCTCGGAGCGCTGGAACAGAAATTCGCTGTCTTCGAACACCGACTGGGCGAGCTGGAAGACCGCCACGAAACCGTGCCAACCCGCGTGACCAAACTGGAACAAGGTTTCGAACATATGGCCGGGCAACTGTCGGAACTGAACGCTGGCCAGCAGAACCTGACGGTCGCGGTGAACGACATCGGCGCGAAGGTCGGCCGCTTGCTGACCATTCTCACGGTGGTCGCTTCCGTGCTGCAAATGGTCGTGCCAGCGCTGTTGCGAGCGTGGTTCCCATGAGCCTGCGCGGCAGGATTACGGCCGGTGCAATCGCGCTGGCCAGCGCTCCGTTGGTGATCTTCCTGGGCACTTGGGAAGGCAACGGCCAGAACACCGTTTATGCGGACAAGCTCGCCGGGGGACTGCCCACGGTTTGCAAGGGCATCACTCGTTTTACCAGCCCATATCCGGTCATCGTTGGCGACTACTGGTCACCCGCCAAGTGCGCCGAGGTGGAGCTACTGGTGATCCGCAAAACTCAGTTGCAGCTTGCCGAGTGCATCACCAACCCGAATGCCAGCCAGAACACGTTCGACGCCCTCACCAGTCACGGCCACAACTTCGGTGTGACCAGCACCTGCGCCAGTCGAGCGGTCGCGCTTATCAACGCCGGCCGCATCACCGAGGGCTGCAAAGCTCTGGCATGGGCGCCGGACGGCAAGACGCCGGTATGGGCCTTTGTGACTGACGCCAAGGGCCAGAAGCGTTTTGTGCCGGGGCTGCACAACCGCCGGCTGGCCGAATCCCGGCTGTGTGCGGAGGGCTTGTGATGCTGCGCCAAGCCTTGTTCCTGGTCGTTTTGTGCCTGGTCGCCTGGATCGGTTTTGACGCCCTCGAAGGCCAGCGCGACGAAGCCAGGCGCGAGCGTGATAGCGCGAAATGGGAAGCGAGCGGCCTGCGGGAAGCGGCACGCATCAGCGGCGAGATGCTGGCTGAACGGGACGCGATCGACCAACGAAACACCAAGGAATTGACCGATGCACTCACTGAAAACGAGCGCCTGCGCCGCGCTGTTAGCGATGGCTCTGTCCGGTTGCTCGTCCCCGCCACCTGTCCCGCCACCGGATCTGTGCCCGCCACCGCCGGCACCGCCCGCATGGCTGATGCAGGACGTGCCGAACTCGCAACAGACGCTCGACCGGATTATTTCACCCTCCGTAATCAGCTCGCCTTAAGCCGGCAAATGATTCTCGGACTGCAGCAATACGTCCGTGGCGTGTGCCAGCGATCGCCAGCGCACCAGGACACCACTTTTCCCAACCTCAACAAGAGATCTACCCAATGAGCCAACAGAACAACACCGAAATCACCCTGGAAGTCGGCGAACAGGAATTCACCTTCAACCTGACCCCGGCCGACGTCACCAAGTATTTCAACGCTCTGACCCAAACCAACAAGGTCGCCCCGGGCAACAACCTGTTGATGACCACTGTGCTGCAGGAACAAAAAACCGTGCTGAAACCGCTGCTGGGCAACCCGGTGATGGTGATGCAGATCGCCGGCGCGCTGCTCGAGGAGTACGCGCCCAACGTTGAGGTGATCGTAAAAAAGCGCTCGAGCACGCTGAGCGCCTAAGCGAAAACGGACTGGGCCAGTTGATGGCCCTGACGAACCGCTGGCTACCTGGTGCCGAACCCACGCCCGAGGCTATGGGGACGGCCAAGTGGCTGGAGGACGAACACTGGAGACGCATGGAGTTTGCCGTGGCTAACGGCATCGCCCTTGCGCTGAACGGGTAACGACTTTGGCAGACCGTAGCGCCAGCCTGGCTTTCATCCTCAGCTTGCAGGACAAGGTCACCGCGCCCCTGGGCAAGGTGAAAATGGGCTTTTCCGAGCTTGCCGATCAGAGTGAAAAACACATAAAGACGATCGGGCTTGGCCTGGGCGGCGTGACCGCTGCTGTGGTCGGGATCCGTGAGTCCATGGAACCGGCGCTGGAGGTCAATCGCGCCCTGGGCGACGTCCGATCGTTGGGCGTGGCTGAGGATGCGTTGTCGGCACTCAATGCCAAGTCGCTGGAATTCGCGGTGAGCTATGGCGAGAACGCCAAGGATTTTGTGGCCTCGGCTTACCTGATCGAGGGCGCCATCAAGGGGCTTGCCGGCAATCAACTCGCCACGTTCACCAACACCAGCAACTTGCTGGCGAAAGCCACCAAGTCCGACGCCGAAACCATGGGCGAATACGTCGGCACGCTCTACAACCTGCAGAAGTCCCAAGCGGATGCGATGGGGAAGGGCGCATGGGTGGAAAAACTTGGCGGGCAAACGGCGCTGGCTGTGCAGTTGTTCCGCACCAGCGGCGCGGCGATGAAAGACGCTTTCAAGGAGGCCGGCGCGATCGCCACCACATCCGGCGTCGACCTTGCCGAACAGATGGCGGTGATTGGCACGCTGAGCAGCACCATGGAGGGCGGCGACGCCGGCGGACGCTACAAAGCGTTCTTCGAGAACATCGGCGCGGCATCTGAAAAACTCGGCATGAAGTTCACCGACCAGCAGGGCAAGGTGCTGCCGATGGTGGCGATTCTGGACAAGCTGCAGGGCAAGTTCGGTGATCTGACCAGCGCGTCAGCCGGGGCGAAGTTAATGGAGGCTTTCGGCGGGGAAGGCGCCCAGGTGATCGGCGCGTTGGCCAAGGACACCGATCGACTGCGTAACGGCATCGAGCAGTTGGGCAAGGTGCGCGGACTGGAGAACGCCGAGCAGATGGCCCGGGCCATGGTCGACCCGTGGCAACAGTGGGCGTCCCTGGTCGAAGTCATACGGGTGGTGTTTGGCCAGGTGCTGATCCCGGTACTGACGCCGTTCATGAACAAGATGGTCGACATCGGCAAAACCCTGGTGCGTTGGTCGCAGCTGTTTCCCAACATCACCCGGGTGATCGGCATCACCGCACTGACCATCATGGCGATCATTGGCGCCATGTCTTTGTTGACCGTCGTTGTCGGCGTTGCGCGGATGACCTGGCTTGGCCTGGTGTCGGTGTGGAAGGTTGTTCAGATGCTGAATCTGCGCACGGTCGCCGGCTTCGTCCTGCAGAAACT